GCGACGTTCGCCGTCTGGATCGATCTGGGATTCAATTCTACCCCATCAACCGTGGGCGTCCACCAGAACGTTGTGTCTGCCGAGAATGCTGTCGGATTGGTCCCGGTGCCGAGTTGCGTTCCGGCGGGGGTCGTGCCCCATTTTTGGCTGTCAACGGTGAAGCCGGGGACACTGCCCGAGATGGTGGCCTGTGTGCCCACAATCGCAAAGCCACCGTCCAGTCCGTTGATTTGATTGAACTGATCATTGATAGGAGCAAGTCGAGCAAGTCTGCGCTTGCGGGCATAGTAGAGGGCTGCTCTCATCGCATCAGAAGCCAGAGGAGCCTTTTTAAGCATGATCTTGATAGCCATAAGAACCTCCCTGGACGCGCTGGATGCGCTTTGCTAGGCACTGGTGCAGCGCAGGCATCAAGGGTGCTCTATGGCGTCCCTATGGCCTGTGCTACATCATTATTACCCCCGCGCCGGACGCCCTCCGCCCCGCGTGGTCTTGCGTGCAAACGCTTTGTCAATTGCAGCACGAGGATCAAGTTTCGCGATGTCAGCAGGCTTGAGACCACCAAGGATCGTGCGAATTTCGTTTGTCTTGCTTGCCCGCTGGGCTTGAGACGAACGAATATATGCTTGGATCGCTTCTTGATTGGACATGTCTGGCACCAGTCGCTTGATCCACGTCTGTGTCAGCGAACGGCCGATTTTGACCCTGCGCTTGAGTTCGTCCAATTCGGACTGTTTCGCTTCCAGCATTTGATACTGCTGAGCCATCAGGAGTTCGATCTCTGGTAAAAGACGTGGATCGACCTTACTGAGAAATTTCTCCGCGAGTTCCTGTGGGAGCATTGGCTCCATTTCAACGAACTTTTCGAGCATGTCTGTGGTGAGTGGCTCATCGTCTTCGACGACAGTCTCTTCAACGACAGGCTCTTCCTGCTCGGGTTCAACAGGTGTCAGATCAGCATTACTGCGCGAGAATTTGGGCGCGGCATCAGTGATCTCTTTACGAGTGACTTTACCTCCCATGATCTCGGAGACAGCATCAACGAGCGGCGCACCATCTTCGGTCCACTTGTCGTCATCCATTGTATCGAGTTGGGCGAGTGCTTCTTTGATATCCATATTCTGTCTCCTTAATCGAGGATGATCATCTTCAATGTGCCTGTACCATTATCGGTGAATGGAATATCACCAGTTCCGGCAGCAGCCGCAGTCTTGGTCGTGTGAAGACTGTAGAGGTTCGTGCCACCATCACCCAAGAAGTATATGGTGCCAGTCGCAAGTTCCGCAGGTAAATCACCTACAAGGATGACACGTGGATTGCCGACAGCCAAGGTGTCTTCACCAGTTACAGTGAGAAGTTCTGTGGTGTTGTCAGCAGTGAAAACATATTCTGGTTTGAAACCAGTAGTGATACCCAAGGCAAGACGGTCCTGAGTGTGATCCAAACGGCCACGAGCAAGACCATCAAGGTCTCGGTGGCGAAGGTGACGCATTCTTGCTGGCATTGGGTTCCTCCTTGATGAAAGGGAAGAGGGGCCGAAGCCCCTCTCCTTATGCTTCGCGACTTACGAGGCGAGCAAACTTGATTTGCTTGCGCTCTGCATACGCACGGTTCCAGCTTGCGGCCTCGTCGAGATCGTCATCAGCAGTACCACTGTTGGCAGGACCACCGTCGCCAGCAGTACCAACCCACGCGTGACCTGTGGGGTGAAGCGTCCACATAACGCGAGAGTAGAGCACGTCTTGTCCGCCACCGTTACCAGCACCCGGCTTGCGATCGACTTCAGTTGAGATAGGCGGAGTGCCGACACCAAGCTGAGTTGCACCAGTGCCGAACAACCACGAGTCGTAGACGTTTCCAGTGCGGGGAAGACCGTCGTCAACGATGACTTCACGACCGAGGAACGTCGGGATATTGATTTCCCCACGAGCGTCCGGAATGAAGTCGATCAGGTTGTTCTTCTGCATACGATTGTAAACGACCGAGTGAACGGCGCAAGCAACCAGATCTTCCTGCGAATCGCCCATGGTCTGAGCAGCATCGAGGAAAGCCTCTGCAGAGAAGTTGGTAACACCGTCGGAGAAAGCAGAACCCGAGATGTCGTTCTCATAGTCACCGGAGTCGTTGGCGGTATTGTCAGCGATAATACCATTCCAGGTCGCGATGAACGCAGCTTGCAGACGACGGGTCCAGTAAGCAGCAACACGCGATGCGATTGCTTCCATAGGATCAGCGCCTGCCAGAATGGCCGCAAGATCGGAAGTTGACCAGGAATTGTTCCGGTTCATGCGAACAGCAATTTCACGCTGAGTTGTGATCTTCAGCGGATTGGGCGGAAAAGCCTGACCAGCAGGAAGAGTGACGTTCGCAGTAGCAGCGCCATAAGGACCTGCAAAAGGTGCCGATGTGTCGGTCGAGATGCGGTCAGCGTCATTATCCAGATCGCGGAAAGACGGAACGTTGAAAGTGTTACCACCACCAGCGAGCAAATTGTCCAGAGCCTCGGAGCGAGACAGCAAACCGGATTGAACCAGTCGCGACTTCTCTTCGGTGAGAACCTGCATGTAAGGAGTGAAAACTTCGGGGACGATGACGTCGCCTACCCGAGTCGCGGGACCTGCTGCCATGATGTGTCCTTTCAATGGCTATGTTTGGGAAGGCGAACCCATGCTCGCGGTCGGGGAGATGACGTCACGTCATCAGTGGATAACGGATACCTTAACCGCAGCCTGAAAAGATTGCAACAGGTATTTATAAACGATTGCGCCCCCGGAGCGCGGCGAGGTCACTCAACGGAGGCGCAACTAACGAATAGACTGGTTGGACAGTCTTCCGTTAGGTCTTCACAGTTGGTCGAGTAGCACCGATCTTGGAATTGGCCGACTTGGCTGCTTCCTCGGCTTTCGCCATACCGTGTTCTTTCACATACTGACCCTGTTTCGTGAGGGACCAACCTTTGATCGACCAAGGGTTGTCTTCAGAGTCGCCCATACCTCGACCACCACCAGCACCACCGCCCTGAGACTGAGGCCACCAATGAGGACGCTGCACTTGCATCTCTTTCAGAAACTGCTTGATATCTGCTCCAGGTGTCACACCCTTTGCATCGGCTTTAACGATGAAGTCGCCGGAGATATCATCGCGCTCCAAGAACATACCAGCAACCATTTCCACATCGGCAATAGCAGTTGGTAGAACTTTCATTTCAGTCGCAATCGAACGGATAGCAGCGTTGCGATCACGGCTGACCAATGTCCCTTTCAGGCCAGTGTTTTCTGCCAATATACCTTCAAGCGTGACAGTTGTTTCGCGAAGCTGACGTTCCAGAGGAGCGGTCCTTTGGGCAAGTCGAGCTTCAACAAGCGACTGAAGTTTGGTCTCATCAAGAGCACCACCAGCCGCCGTTTCGAGTTCGGTAATGCGATCCAGTTTGGTTTGAATTTCAGCAGGATCTGTGCCGAGTTTGGCCCAAGGGTGAAGAGCATTCTTCGCGGCCGAGTGATCAGCACGTTCCTTACGCAAGGCTTCCTGAACATTCAAGATGTCTTGGTTGGTTTTCATGCCGTTGATGTGAGTGAGGACTGCTTTACCATCGTTCTCGACGTAAAGACTACGGAATGCCTCAGGCACTGCATCGAGTGTATCGTAAGTAATTTCGAGCGGATCCATATCCGATCTCCTATCTGTTATTGAGCATCACGCCCACTGGGATTTGTTGTTTGACCTGGAACGTCGTTCTGTCCCTCTGGTCCGTTTGGGTCGTTTGGTTGAACCGAAGCACGATCACCGGTCTCCGGTTTTGCGAATACGAAGTCTTCCTCGTCATTCTCTTTCTTCGCTTCTGCCTTCTCTTCCTCAAACGTCTTTGTCGTCATACGACGCTTACGTGAGAGGTCGTGCATCGACTTAGCAGAGATCGGCCAGCCAAGGTTACGAGCAGTGGCGATTTCCACCATACTCTGACCTGTGAGTGGCATTTCGCCGAACTCTTTATTCGGAAGCACAGACACTTCGTCTGGGTTCTCACCCATCCATTCGGCTGTAATCTTCAGAATGTGTTCGAGGCCAGCGGCCCCTGTGTCTGCAATGGTATTGAGGTCGGCGGTTCTTGCGGCGACACGGATACGCAGACTGTCGCCTGACTCTCGCTCGCGACTGGTGCTGTCAAGGGTTTGTGCTCCCATACTTGAAGCGCGTCCCTCAAGTCTCTCCAAAGCCTGACGTTGTTCACTCAGACCTGAAGAGGTTACGCCGACATATTTGGCGTCACCGCCTAGCGGCAAGTCGAGACGTGAGCCTGCACCAACCCGAACTTCGTCCGTATCGTCCCAGCCACCACCGATAGTGATAAACGTGTCTTGTCCCTGCATAAACAGGTTCTGACGATAATCAGCATCAGCACGGTAGATCGTCATGCACAAATTGCCCAAATCGAGCAGAGGTGGCTCATCGACGTCAGGAGTGATGTCGCAGGAGTTGATGAAGACGAATGGGATCTTATTCAGATTGCGACCGCGCCAGCTTGGAGCCCTTAGTTCACTTTCAATGAAATGACCTTCTTTAAAGACACCTTGAGTGTAGAGACCTTGGTTCTCGTTGTCGAGAACATCTCCGATAACCAGAACGCGATACTTCTCGTCTGTTTCCCACGTGAAGTCAGCTGAGCGAGTATATTCTGACTCGTTGATGATAACAAGGTTGAGACGCTGCGGAACAATCTGTTCTACGCGTCCATCGTCCCAGTTGACACACCGCTCGGGAACATAAGTCGCCAGATAAGGCAGGTCTTCTCCAGGAGCAGGATTGGTCGACATATCAGCCATAAGACCGACACGACCAGTAAGAAGCTGCTCTGTGTTGATTTTCCGCAAAAGAACGTCGAGTGGTTCACCCATACGGGTGGAAATCTTCTCCATGGAACTAGGAAGCTTGATTTCCGGCGGCTGTGAGTGCATCATACCGATTGCCATCTGAATGGCTTCTCGGGTGAAATTGGGGAAGCGTGCTCGCTTCTTATAGGCATCATACGCCTTATACCCAACTGAATTGATATTGGTGATCGCTCCATCAACGATTTGACTGCTTGTCATCGGCAGATGGACCGGACCGCGCGACTTCACCTGTCGCTCGCCTTTATAAGCGTCACGCATGAGGGACCAGTCGTCTCTGGACTGGGATGCTTCTGGATGTGGAGATGAGAGTGAACTGATCATATTGTTGAGCCTATCTTAAAAGTTCTGAGTGGAGCAAGACGTAATTACTGTGATTAATGCGTCGCTCCTATTACTGTCCCTGTAGAACTCGGTGTCTGAACCCAACGAACCATATATCGTGTCTCGTCTGCGATGTGATCTTCAGCCTCTGTATTGACGTCGTCCATGTCTTTATCATCACGAGACAACACTGGAACTGTTTCAATGAACCATTTGCAGTTTTCGAACACGAAAAGACCGGGACGTTCTCGAGGATACAGTCTCTCCTCGCCTTTGACAGTCTTCACGTTAGGCCATGCGTTTTTCAGCTTCTGACGCATCTGTGTCCAGCCTGTGGAGCGAGATCCTGGCCGTTTGTCTGCTGGGTTCCACTTAATTCCAGGATACTTGTAGCCATCGTCCATGCGGACCTTGACTTTCATGTCTGTTGCGATACAGTTGCCATTCTCAGCAGCGAAGATCTGTGAGTCTGCTACACCAGACTTGACACGACACCAGTTCTCAGCCTGACGACGCCAGCCCCAGCGGAGTTCTCGCTCCACAATACCCTCGGCGATTTCAGCAGCGAGTAAGTCCAGTCCCTCATTAGGCTTCCCTGTGCAGCCATACCACTCTTTTACACGATAAATATCACCTCTGACCGATGATTTCCATATTCCATCGGGTAATTCGAAGTCTGAGCCGTCGGAGATTGCCCACCACCCAACAGAGAACGGCTTACTTGCTCCCCAGTCGAATGACCTGACGACTTTCCAGTTTTCTGGTATTGTAAATTCTGTTGACACGTTCCATTTCACGTCCCAGACGTCATCAAACATGCCTCCGGACACGATATTCCAAGAACCCTCCAACCAAGCCGCTTTTTCAGCCGCATTTCTGGCCGAACTAGCAATTTTCTGCTTATAATCAGGATCTGCTTCTAGAAGAGCGGTATTTTCGTCAATATGGCTGTGGATTGTGAGACGGGGAGGCTCTTGAAGACCATCGCTGTCCGTGAGGTCCCTCCGAACGATCATATTCATCACAACAGGCTTAAATCTGTGTTTGACCCAGTT